GCGGCGGCTCCGGCTGAAGTCGTTGAGGCGCGGGAGCCTCTTTACCGTTGATGTCCGTCTGCTTGTAGCGCAGAACTGGCATCGACTTGATATTGGCCTGCGCCCACTCATTTTCATGCCCTTCGTCTTGACCCTCGGCCATGAGCCACTTAGCCTTCGGAGCCAGAGCTATGCTCTCGGTCAGGCTGGTCTGCCAGTAGTTATACATCCGTTGGGCGTCCTTGGCGTTTCGCACTAGCCCATACTTCTTGCGCTTATCCTCAACGGTCAGCATCTGGCCATAGACCGGAACGACCGGGATGTAGCGTCCTGCCCAAGTTCTTTCCTCTAGGATTTCCAGACCTGTGAGCTTGCACCACTTGATCTCCCGGCGCATCGTGTCGCGCTCTCCAACGACCATGATGCCTGCCGCAGCCATGATTTCCGGGCTGGGGGCTTCGTCCTTGTAGACCTTTGTCCCATCGGACAGCAGTAATAGCTTGGTCTTTTTGCGCTCAACGTAGAAGTATTCAGCTATTCGGATGTCCTCCTTCTGAACCCAATCGGGGTCAAAGTCGCCCGTCCCGCGCTGGTTAAAGTCGCCACCCGAGTCCGCATTGGGGTACTGCTTCTCAAAGTCAGCCTTACTCATAAGCTGGGTGATTAAGACCTTCTCGGCGTCTGATCCATCCGGCTGGACTGAGTTGGGGTCAAAATAGACCGAAAACGGGTTATCGATGGGTCTTAGGTAGATTTCCTGATCAAAGCTGTCGTCCCGCACATAATCCGTTACGACCCGCCAGTAGCCCCAGCCGATCCTGACCGCATACTCACCGGCGGTGTCATAGGCTGTATCCGCATCCGAGTTGACCTCGATGTGCTTAAAGATCCCCGTCAGGATGTCCGCAACCTTAGCGTTAGCCTCAGAGTTCATGGAATGCGCCCGCATCCGGGGCCGAGACTGTCTCATTCCGTTGACAATCTGCCTGACGTAGGCGTCCAGCTTATTGATCGTCAGACACGGCCTAGCCTCAAGGTGGCGGGAGTTCTGAACCTCAATCGGCCATTGGTTACCGGCTGAGAATCTTAGGTCATCAAGACCCTGTTGCCTGTTCTCGGTGTCGGCCTCGTTGGAAAACTTCAGGAAATCGATTGCCTCCTGAATCCGCGAGTCTGCTGGGATTGCGCTGGGTACGTCTACTTTTGCCATGTTTTTACCCTTTTTTGGTCAGGGTTGACGCTTCTGGATCTACGTCAAACCACCTTTGTCCGCTATTGTAGGCATCAATCATTGCCTTGTAACTGACTTCTTCTTTTCCGAGAACGCCTTTTACTCCGGGTCGGAACGTACTGTTTTCTGTTACCGGATTGCCTTGATAATCTCTAGTGCCTTCCCTGAACCTTAGTTTGGTTCTGTCATCGTCCCATAAAGTTATCTGACGAACCATTTCAAAAATTGACCGAGAAAACGGTGTCGGCTGAACACCAAACTCTCCCGGGGCAATTAACTCTTTGCCGGTCGTGACCCATTTTTTACCGACTTTCCATTTTCCGGGTTTGGCATCGGTAGACGGCAAAAATTGACCGCCTTTATAAAAATATCCATTTGATGCGGCTATTTGACCGCCAGCCGCAGCCCGACCACCCTTGTCTGTGAACTTTCCGTCACTATCGCGTGGGTGATCTGATTCAGAAAATCCACTCATCTTTAGCCCATCCATGATCCCGGGATCTGGTAGACCGGCTTCTTTGGCCCAGACTTCCGGGGTTCGTTCACCACCAAACCAATGTACCTAAACGCATCCGCACCATGCGAATAAATGTCGTGCAGAGGCGATTTAGAGAACTGCTTGGTATCTGGATCTACATCATACCGATAGTGTCTCAAGCATTGTAGCCCCTGATAGCAGTTTTCCTTATCAAAAAAGCACTTGGAAAACATAGTCCGAGCCGCGTTAATCGAGTCAGCCACCGGGACTCTCGGGATCACCTGCACCTTGTAGTTGGCCTGCCTGACGATGTCCGCAATCGACCGGCCAGCCGCAGCTAGGGTCGTGTTCTCGGCGTCATGGGGTAGCCAAATGGTGTCGTACACATAACCCAAGGACTGCATCTGGGCTAGGTAGTAGCTCATGGTCTTTTGGTTGTCCTCTATGTAGCGGATCAACCGGATCTCAAAACCTACGAACTGAACGAACCATATCGCGGTGTTATCTGCCCAGCCTAAGTCAAAGACCGCGTGGACAGGCTTTACGGCGTCATACGGGACTTTGGTGATCCGTCCGTCCATCTCGGCCATCGTCAGCTCTTGGGCAAAGACCGCCCCGTCTACCGTCCTGCGACATAAGCCTTCCCAGACGTTTAGGTAGGCATCGTGATCCCTGACCTCAAGGTTCTCTTTCTCTTCCCGCAAGGTCTGGGGGAACCAAGGGTTATCCCGCCATGTAATCTTCTGCACAAACGCGTTATCCGGCGGGCTGATCACGAACCGCTGGTAGGTGTCATCGGTCTCTAACTCCGGGTTAAAGGTCACCCATATCTCAGAGTTGTCCTTACGGATCGTTGGGATCAGGACGTTCCAGCTTGTCTTGGATATGGTCTGAGCCTCTTCGCACCAGCAAATGTCCACGCCCTCAAAGGATTTGATGGACATGATGTTGTTTTTTAGGCCCACAAAGGAAAACTCCGTCCCGTTGCGGCCCCGGATGGCGGTGTTGGTTATCTCATAGAACTCTGTAAGTCCTAGCTGATCGATCTGGTCGGCCAAGAGCTTGTGTACTGAGTCCTTGATCGATACCTGAAACTCCCGGGCGCATAGGATTCTCAGGGGATCTTTGGCTCCCTTAATCAGCAGGGCTCTGGCCACCCCCCAAGACTTTGCCCCGCCTCGACCGCCGTAGAGAACCTTATACCGCTTGGGCTCGAATAGACACGCAAGTTTTACCGGGAACTCAGCCTTGGCAACCGCCTGAGCTAGTAGCTCACGATCCTCTACGACCTCAGACATCTATGACTTCAGGCTTAACAAACGTGACCTGTATCGCATTCAGGATCGGAGACCCATCGGCGTTTTCCATCTGGTTGATCTGGATGGCTTTGCCGTCTAAGCGGTCTATCACTTCCTTCACCGCCCAAGGCTCTCCAGCCTCAGCCTGAGCCAAGAGCTGCTCTACTATCTTCGGCAGTCTTGTAGGGTTCTGGACTAGAGCTTTCCGCAGGGCGTCATAGAACATCTTGCCCTTTGCTCCATTGGTATTTCCTATCGGTGCGCCCATATCGATTAGCTCAATCTATAACTTCCTTGTGTAGCGTGGAATTGTGAACTGTTTGTCTTGAGTCTGCAACCTTTTCGTAGTAACCTGTTTATCTATTCTTTCGGAGGCTTACCATGTCAAAAAAGATAATTGCATACTGCGGCTTTAATCCTGATTCTCGTTCTGGCTACGTTAAATGGGATCGAGACTATCTTGGTCTGACTGACGCACAGAAGCTGGAGTTCGTTACCGATACCATCAATGAGCTTATGCGCGAGCATCAGTTCTTAGTCCGCGTGGTCAGTAACCTAAAAACCTCATCAGCGGGTCAAGGGCTTGCTCAGTAAACTTTTCCCCGTGGTGAGACAGGAGCATGGATCGAGCTATGCCGTGTTCCGTCTTGCCAGCTTCTCTCATTCCCTTAAACATTCCTGAAAACAATAGATCCGCAGGCACTCCCGTAACTTCGCCCTTAGCGTTTATTAGACCGCCCACATATTCACCCGGGATACCCGCAGAATAGGATCGGTGGGTAAAATCCGGGGTGACAATACTTGACCCGGGAATAGCCTTGAAAATAGTCTGGCCACCAAAGCCCTGCTTTAGCCCCGGCTCTGACATGGCCTTGGCCGTATCCTCCCACCGGGGAAAGCCCATATTCCTGAATTTGGCGTCCGACATCTTGTCCGCAATCGCAGTTCGTAAGGCCCCGGGAGCGTACTCATCCGTTCCCTTGGTAATCAGCTCTTCGATATTCGGGCTGTCGATCCCCGGAAAGTTCTTGAACGGATATCGCCGCTCTCCCGTGTTCTTGTCTTTTGTCCACACCTCGCGGACAGCTTGGTTGAATTGCTTATAGGCGTCTTTACTGGGCTGGATCGCAGGCAGTTGAGCCAAAAGCGGGTCGGTCATATGGTGGCTAAAGTTAATTGATTCCGGCCCCATGCCCACAAAAATCCCCAGTACGTCCTCGTCTGGGTAGGCGTTCAGGTTTGCAACCTTACTAGATGCCGCAGACGGCTCTGAGGCCCATGCCACCTTTTGCTCGACATTGGGCTTGATCAGCGAGTAGCGCCGACCGCCTTGCTGGAACGCATCTTTACTCAACGGAACTCCGGCTATCTGGCTCACCGTACCGCCCGCAGCCGATAGGTCGCCCATCACCGGGACTAGACGCTTATCCACTAGAGCTTCTGGTCGCAGGCCGATTTCGTTGATAAACACCATTCCCTCGGTCGGTCGAATAATGTCGCCACCCGTAGCTCGCATTTCCTCGCGCCGCCTAACCGCTGGAACTTTAAGTTCTTTCTCAAATCGAGTAATAGCCGAC